GGCTTTCTTAAACAGTTTCGCTCCAGCCTCGAAAATCCGCAGACGCCACTCTCATTCCCGGCAGAGTGGCTGCTGGATATCTTCAACGGCGGCCGGACCGACGCGGGCATCCGCGTCTCCGAGCTCACCGCGCTGCAGGTCACGACGGTTTACACCTGCGTGGACCTGATCTCCGCGTCCCTGGCATCGCTCGATCTGAACGTCTACGAGCAGTTGGAGCCAAAGGGAAAGCGGATCGCCTACAACCACGACGTCCACTGGCTTCTACACGACGAGCCCAACGTCGAGATGACGTCGTTCACGTTCTTCCGGACGATGCAGTGTCACGCGCTGCTGTGGTCGAACGCCTACGCCGAGATCCAGCGCGACAACGCGAATCGCCCGGTTGCCTTGTGGCCGCGTATGCCGCACGCCACCCGCCCGGTAAGGACGCTGCAACAGGAAATCATCGACGGCGAGAAGGTCCCACCGGGAACGATGGTCTACGAGACCACGGACGGCCAAACGCTCGGGCCGAACCAGGCCGGAACGCCGCGGCACATCCTGGCCGCGAACATGATTCACATTCCGGGGCTCTCGCTCGATGGGCGCCTGGGGAAGCCGATCATCGAGCTCTCCCGCCAGGCGATCGGGTTAGCACTGGCCGCGGAGAAGTTCGGCGGGAAGTTCTTCGCCAACGGCCTCAGACCTTCGGGAGTTTTCGAGCTGCCGAACGACATGAGCCCGCAGGCCATCGAGAACTTCAAGCGATCGGTCCAGGAAGCCTACGGCGGAGAGAACATGCTCCGGCCGCTGGTGGCGGAAGCGGGGATCAAGTGGCAGCAGTCGGATGTGAAGCCGGACAACGCGCAGTTTCTGCAAACCCGCGTGCACCAACGCGAAGAGCTCGGGGCGTTGTTCCGCGTGCCGATCCGCATGCTGGGCGAGGGCTCCAGGGTCAACCGCGCCACCGCGGAGCAGGAAGGCACCGAGATTGTCCAGTACACTCTCCGGCCGTGGCTGAAGGCCTGGCAGCCGGAGCTTAAGCGCAAGCTGTTCCCGCGCACCGGCAGATCAGCGGGTAAGTACTTCCCAGCCTTCTACTGGCGCGATATGCTCACGCCCGACGCGGAGTCCCAGGGCAAGCTGATCGCGCTTCTGCGGCAGTGGGGCATCACGGATGCCGACACCATCCGCGAGGAAATTCTCGACTGGAATCCGCTCCCCGATGGATTAGGGACCAAGGTCTGGCAGCCGGTGAATATGGTCAACGTCGGGGACCCGATTCCGAACCCGCCGGGGAAAAAGTCAGGAACGCAGCCGGACGACGGACAACCTGGCGGAGCCGACGATAGAGCCGCGATTGACGCCTATTTCCATCGGATCGAAGAGGATTTGACCAGTGTTTCCAGCCTTTGCGGGCGTCCCAAGACCACAAATAACGGAATACCGAAGGAGGCTTTACCTTGAAACCAAAGCTGGAGCGCCGCACTTTCCGGACTGAAGTCCGCACCACCACCGGCGCGAACGGGCAGACCCACATCGAAGGGCACGCTTCCACCTTCAATCAGGAATATGACCTCGGGTGGTTCACCGAAGTAGTGGATCCGGGAGCCTTTAAGCGGTGCCTGGCCGAGAATCCCGACGTCCGATGCCTGTTCAACCACGATGCGAACTGGATCCTCGGGCGCACTAAATCCAAAACGCTCGAATTGAAGACCGACAGCACCGGTCTGGTCTATAACAACGTCCCTCCGTCCGGTCCTATGGCGATGCACGTGAGAGAAGCGCTCGAGCGCGGAGACGTCGATGGTTCCTCGTTCGGCTTCATGGTCCTGCAGGACCGCTGGGAAGACCAGCGCGACGATAAAGGCCGGATCATCAAGACCACCCGCACTCTGCTCGATGTCGACATCTTCGACGTCGGGCCGGTGGTATATCCCGCAAACGAGAAGGCTGACTCTAAGATCCGCGCGTTGTGGCCGGAAGGAATGCCGGCGGAGGTACGGTCCCGCTATTCCCAACGCTACAACGAAGCCGGCGAATGTGAGTGCGACTGCCCGGAGTGTGAGGACGGCGATTGCGCCGACTGCTCGAATGACAACTGCGACGATCTGAATTGCACGGGCCACGATCGCAGCGCTCCGGCGGGCGCGAAGATCAAGCGAGTCGACTCCGAGGAACTAACAGCCGAGTGCTTCTTGATCGTGGGCGAGCCGGCAGATATCTCCACGTGGAAGCTGCCGTGGAAATTCTCGACCGAGGAGAAAACGCGCTCACACCTGCGAAACGATCTGTCGCGGTTCAACTCATTGAAGAATGTCACCGAGGAGCAGAAAGCCAAGGCATGGAAGCAACTGGTCTCGCTCCGCGATAAGTGCGGCCCCGTGTCCGAAGAGGACAAGACGAAGTGGCATCTGACCGACAGCCAGTTCAGCGAGCTGCACCAGCCGAATCCGGCTGAAGTTCAGCGAGCACAGGCGAAAGCCCGGCTGATCCTGGCCCAGCTCTAAAGACAAGTTTTCAGTTTCAAACCTGCCGCCGGCGAACCCGCAGGCAGAGCGCGAGAACCCGTAAGGCTGCCCCGCGAGGGCACAGCCCGCGGCACAGGGCGCGTGCGTCACAAATCCCAAATTTCAACAAGGAGACACGTGTATGACCGTTAAGGAAATGCGCGAGCGCCGTGGAAAATGCGCCCATGACATGGCGGAACTCGCTAACAATTTGACGCCCGAAAACAAAGTGAAGTTTGACGCCCTCGACACGGAGCAAGAAGGGCTGAAAACGCAGATCGAAGCCATCGAGCGCTCGGCCGCGCTGGAGCTCGAAATGCGCGGGACGCAGCGGCCTCCGGAGAATCAGATCGGCGATCCGAACAACGATCCCGCAAAGAAGGCCGAGAAGGTCCAGCGCGCCTTCAACAACTATCTGAAGAACGGCCTGTTCCCGGACAACTACGGTTTCCGCGGCCTCAATCCTGAAGAGCGGGAGCTGATGCAGGCCCGCCAGGTCATGCTGCAGATGGAAAAGCGCGACATGAGCGAGGGTATCCCTACGGGCGGCGCCTATCCCGGCTCGACCACCGGGTTCTTCGTTCCGGTTGGGTTCACCAACAAGATCGAAGAGGCCCTGAAGTACTACGGGCCGATGTGGAACAGCTCTGACGTGTTCGACACCGCAACCGGCCAGCCCCTTCCCTTCCCGACCGATAACGACACCGCGATCAGCGGCGAAATCGTCGGCGAGGGCGCGCAAGTCACCACGCAGGATGTCACCATCAGCCAGATCAACTTCTCGGCTTACAAATTCAGCACCAAGATGGTGAAGGTGTCGATCGAGCTGCTGCAGGATTCGGCGTTCGACATCGAATCGTGGCTGATCAAGAAGTTCGGCATCCGCCTGGGCCGCATTTCGAACACCAAGTTCACCGTCGGTGGTGGACCGTCCAACCAGGCCGGCTCCCCACTCGTGGCTGCTCCCGAACCCTCGGGCATCGTTCCGCAATCCAGCGCCGGCGTAACCTCTGGCACCACGCCCAGCATCATCGGCGACGACAACCAGACCACGCCGGATCCGACTCAGCAGGTCGGCTATATCGATCTGGTGAATTTGGAGCACTCGCTCGACATCCTGTACCGCATGGGCGCGAGCTACATGATGCACGATGGCACCCTCCGCTTCATCAAAACCCTGAAAGACAAGTTCGGCCATCCTCTGTGGATGCCGGGCATGGCGGTGGGCAAGCCGGACACGATCCTCGGCTACAAATATTGGATCAATAACGACATGGCGCAGCTCGGCGCCGGCAACAAATCGGTGCTGTTCGGCCAGATGGACAAGTACCTGATCCGGCGCGTGAAGGAGATGTCGATCCTGCGCCTTGTCGAGCGTTTTGCCGACTTCGGGCAGGTCGCGTTCCTCGGGTTCGCTCGTTACGACGGCAACCTGCTGGACGCCGGCACTCACCCGGTCCGCTACCTGCAGAACCACGCGTAATAACGCTGTTTCACTCCGAGGGGGAGGACCCGCCATTTCCCCTCCCCCTCTTTTCCCCCTGTTTTCCCCCTGTTTTCCCCCTATGCTCGTTTCCGCCATCATGCCGACGCGCTCCCGGCCCGCGCTGTCTCGCGTCGCGCTGCAGTGTTTTCTGCGCCAGACCTACGAGCCTCGGCAGCTTGTGATTCTGGACGACAAGGACGATCCGTCGTTTTACACGGCGCCAACGGATCCCGGCGTGATTTACCTGCGCGTCCCTCGTTTGGATCTGGGGCTGAAGCGCAACGCCCTCTGTGAAGCAGCGAAGGGCGAAGTGATCGTGCATTTTGATTCCGACGACTGGTCGGCTCCTGAACGAATCGCGGACCAGGTCGCGCGGATGGTCGATTCCCGAAGGCCAGTGACCGGCTATCGCGAGCTGCTTTTCTGGCATGAAGAGGCGAGCAAGGGCTACCGGTGGAAGGTTTCAAGCCCGCCATCGATGCGCCATTCGGACGGCACCCTCGAAACGGTGTGCGGCGCCTCCATGTGTTACTGGCGCGAGTTCTGGAAAGCGCATCCCTTCCCGGACGTGCACATGGGCGAGGACGGCTACATGGAAGCCGCGGGCCAGAGATTCGGCGGCGTTTCTTCAGAGGAAAGCCGCAACCTGCTGATCGCGCGAGTGCACGGAGACAACACGTCATCGAGCGGGCGGCTGGGCCACAACTCCTGGCCAGAAGTTCCGCGAAGCGAATTTCCCGCTGCGTTTTTTGAAGCCATCCAATGAATCTAAACCTCGGCTGCTCGAACGATCTCCGGGCCGGCTACGTGAACGTGGATATCTGTCCGCCGGCGGATCAGATCGCTAATCTGAATCAGCCGTGGCCGTGGCCGGACGACAGCGTGGAGATGATCCGGGCCCACGAGATCATCGAGCACCTGCCAGACAAGGTTCGGACCATGAACGAGGCGTACCGTGTGCTCAAATCCGGCGGTCGCATCGAGATTTGCGTACCGACGACAAACGGTGCCGGCGCCTGGCAGGACCCTCAACACATCAGCTACTGGAATCTCAGCAGCTTCCAGTACTACGTGGCGGGAGATGCGCACCGCGAGCGGTTTCACAAGGCCAACGGCATCACTGCGGCATTCCGCTACGTGCGGCACGAAGAGAAGGACTACCCCGGCGGCGTGTTCGGGACGATTGTCAACGTGCCGAAGTTAACGATTGTGTTGGAGAAGCCGTGAGTTTCTCGGTCGTCGTCCTCAGCAGGAAAGTGGAAAACGTGATTCCGTGCGTGAAGCACGTTTTATTGGCTGAGAAGGAATGCACGATCCATGTCATCGATGACGGCATTCAGTGGGAGAACTCTGGTGACCTGGGTTTTCCCAGCGATTGGGAATATCCGGATCGTCAGGATAGAATCTCGGAAGTCTTGCGGAGGATGCAGTGTCAATCCGGAGCCAAGCCCTTTATCTTCGCCCGCAACGCCAATATCGGCATCCGCGCTTCTTGCCAAGACGACGTGATCCTGCTGAACGATGATGCGCTACTCGAAACAACACGCGGCTTTACGTTGCTTGCGGCTGCGGCCGCGGCGCATCCCGAGTTCGGCGTGATCTCGGCGGTGACGAACGTCGTGGGCAACCTGGCACAGCGTCCCCAGGCCGGAACTGGACTCCGGGAAGAGCCGCGCACCCTGGCCTTCGTCTGCGTCTACATCCCGCGGGCGACGATCGACCGCGTGGGCCTGCTCGACGAACGGTATTGTCTCGATTACGGCGTCGAGGACAACGACTACTGCGAATCCGTGCGCCGGGCCGGATTGAAGCTCGGGATCTTCGACGGCTGTTACGTGGACCACGGAAAGCTGAAGAGCACGTTCCGCGGCGATCCATCACGGCCGGCAACGTCGCATCGAAACCTGGCCCTGTTTGAAGAGAAGTTTGGACACCCGGCGTGAGTATCGAGATCGTCTTCGCTGAGTTCGGGAAGCAACGACCCGACGAGACGAACGTACGCAAATACTTTCCCGAGGCCACGGTCCGGCACGCCAGAGCGGACGCCTTCAGCTTTCCCGATCATCCGCGCTGGGGGTGGCGGATGAACGACTACTGGAAAGTGCGGGCAATGGTCGAGTCCGAAGCCGACATCGTGATCGCGCTCGACGGCGACATGCGGATCGTTTCGGATGACGTGCGGACCATCATTCCGCTGGTCGAACGCTTTGGGATCTGCCTGCCGAGCAACTCCCGGTGGCTGGTACGCGTCGATACGCAGATCGGTGCGGATTCGGACGGTCAACTCGATGAAACCAACGGCACCGGCTATGCGCTGAACTGTGCAGTCATGGCGCTGCAGCACGGCGATCTTGGCTCAATGGCCTTGGCTCGGGCCTTCCTCCGCGAGATGGAAGCTCAACCGGTGCGAGGTCCGCTCGCCTGGTGGCGCGCGATTTACAAGTTCGGGCTTTATCCCTGCCTGCTTCCACCGCAATGGTGCGTGTGCGAGAAGGACATCGGATGCGGGAACGAAATCATTTTGCACGAAGGACACGAATCTGTTAGACGGCATTACGCTGCTCATCGCTCATCCCGATGACGAGATCATCTTCGGCTGGCCGGTTCTAGCCCGGGCGAAACGCATCGTCTGCGCCTCGAACGACTCTCACAACCCGGCGCGGCAGTGGTGCGCGCGGAGAGGCGAAGCCTTGGCGGAAGTGGGCAAAATGCTGGGAATTGAAGTCGTGTGCTTCGACTACAATTCCGAATTCTTCCGGATGGACCATCGCGCGGGTGCACTGAAGAAGCTGGCCGACGAGCTGATCGGCGCTTGCGGGGACGGGCCGGTATTCACTCACAACCCGTGGGGCGAGTACGGGCATCTGGATCACATCCTGGTGCATCAGATCGCGGTTGGGAATCTGTCTCATGTGTTTTGCTCCAGCATCGCGCATCCGGAAGCAGCCTGGTTCCCGATGCCGAATTGCGTCATGAGCGGCGAATCCGAGGAAGAGTGCTGCCTACCCCCAGCCCCAGCCCTTGTGGAGCGCTGTAAGGCAATCTACGACCGTTATGGCTGCTGGACCTGGAGTTTTGGAGTGAGAGAAATCGCGGGCATCTACCGATGCTGATCGTCACTGGCGGGACCGCCGAATACCGGCCCTACATCGAGCGGCAGGCGACGTTCTGTAAAACGCAGGGCTACACGCACGAGATTCACGACCTGGGCGGCCTCGGGATGGGCCGCAAGACGTTTGTGGACCCAGCCGAATTCGCCGCGACTCTCGGCGGCGGTTTGCCAGCGGCGCGGTTCAAGCCAAAACTGATGCTCGATCAGTGGGTACAGTCAGGGGACTTGGTCGCATGGTTAGACGGCGACTGCGTCCCTGTTTTGCCAATCGAACCGCCGGGCGATTGGGATGCCGCTGTCACGCTCCGTTCTGATACTGAGCTGGGCGCATCAGGAATTCCGGCCACGGACTGGCTGAACAGCGGAGTCGTTTTCGTGCGCTGGACTCGTCCAGGTTTCGACTTTCTCGACGATTGGCTTGATGCTTGTAGCCGAACCACCGGGGACCAGACAGCACTGAATGACGTAGTCGGAAAGGGCTGGGACCGCTTTCAATGGGCCGCGGCGCGCGGAGTGATCGTTGAATATCCAGGCTATCGGATTCAGATTCTCTCTTCACCCGAGTGGAACTGCTGGCAATTCCCCGCACCACCTGAGGCCCGCATCCTGCACTATAAGCGCGGCCTGAGACGGGCGTTCGCTCCGTGATCTACGTCTACACGTCCATCCTGAACGGGTGGGACAATCTGCGGCCGCCGGCGTGTGGCAGTATTCCTGGCGTTCGGTTCATCTGCTTCACGGACGTGCCGGTGCTTCCCAAGGTCGAGCCGTGGGAATACATGCCGGTTCATCTGGCCGGGGAAGTCTGCCGGACCGCACGGGTCCCCAAGATTCTGCCGCATCTGATGCTGCCGGCGGATGCCGAGTATTCGATCTATCACGATGGCAGCCTCCGGCTGAAGGTAGACCCGGTAAAGCTGATCGATAGCCTGCTCCCTTACCAGGATTGGGCAGCGCATCGGCATCCCTGCCGGCGCTGCATCTACGACGAAGCCAAGGTTCTGCTGGATCAGAAAATCGGGACGACGGAGCTGGTCGAACGTGAAATTGAGACGTATCGGCTGATCGGGTACCCCGAGAAGGCGGGACTCTGGGCCAACGGCTTCATCGTCCGCCGGCATAACGCAGCCACCGCGGCGCTGAACGAACACTGGTGGCGCCTGTTTTCCGCGGGCTGCGAACGGGACCAACTCTCGTTTCCGGTGGCAAGGCGAAATGAAGGGATGGACGTGAGGACCATCGACGCCGATATCTATGCGTCGCCCTATCTCGACTTCTTCTGGCACGCGGCCTGGAAGGACCGGGCCAGCAACAAAGAATTCCAGCCCGAGCGCCACCAGATTCGGGAACGCCTGCAAAAACTGGCCGAGCTCACCGGTTCCAAAGTTACATATCCGGATTATTGATGAAGATCGTCGGGATGTTGCGGGTGAAGAACGAAGCCCGCTGGATCGCGGAAGTCTTGCAGGCTATACAGCCGGCCTGCGAAGAAATCGTGGTATTTGACGATCACAGCGACGACGGAACGCCTGACATCTGCGCATCCCTGGGCGCCACGGTCCTCTCGTCCGGGTTCGAGGGCCTTGATGAAGCGCGGGACAAGAACTTCCTGCTGGATCGCGCCCGCCAGCGTGGGGCGCAGTGGTTGCTCGCGATCGATGGCGACGAGCTGCTGGAGGCATCGGGCGTGCCTAATATTCGCGAGGCCGTCAACGACTCCGATGCGTACTATTGCTTTCGCGTTCGGTACCTGTGGAACAGCCGCCAGAGCGTCCGGGTGGACGGAGTGTACAGAGAGTTTTATCGTCCGTCGCTTTTCCGTTTCCAGGACGGCTGTAAGTTCGTCGGGGCATGCGCTCCCAACTTCCACTGCGGCAACGTACCGGCGGGGCTGAGCGGCAAAAAGGGCAAGCTGCTGGACGTTTCGCTTCTACACCTGGGCTATATGGACCCCGCGGACCGGCTGCGCAAGTACGCCTGGTACAACGCGAAAGACACGAGCCCGGACCTGGATAGAGAAGACCACTACCGGCACATCGTGCAGGGCGATATCCCCGAAGTCCCGGCGGACGCGAAGTTGAAATGGGCCGGGCCGCTGCAACTGGAGACTCTATGACGACGTGCGAACAATGCGGGGGGAAGATCACGCCGGGCGTATTTCACGCATGCGCAGGCCAATCACTCCATGCTCCCTGGCTGAAAGAGATGCTCGTCGAGGCCAATCGGCCGCTGCTCGATGAGCTGGGTAAGATTCGCGAGCTGCTTGAAAAGCAGGACCCACTCGCCCAGATCAAGAAACATCCTGAAGCCTCGATCAAATCTCGCCTGCGCGAAACCCGGTAAATGTCCTCCATCATCGTCGAAACCCAGCCCCTCGTGGAGCCGCTCTCGCTCGCGGAAGTGAAGCGGCAACTGCGCCTGGGCCCGTGGGAGGATTCCGATCACGTCACGTCGTCGCTGCAGGCGTCACGGTTGCGTGGTCTGATTCAGGCGGCGCGGGAGTACTGCGAGAGTTTCACCCGCCGGAGTTTCATCAACAAGGGCTACGTCCAGTATCTCGACGCGTTTCCGTATTTCACGGATACGGCCATGAGCCAGCAGGCCTATCCGCCGGCTTATTACTCGCTGCCCCGGTACTCGACGACTCTGTGGAACTACTCGCAGATGATCAAGCTGTTCTACTCGCCGCTCGTTTCGGTTTCGAAGATCACCTATGTCGGGACCGATGGCCAGGATCACGACTTGCTTCCGGGGACTCCTGATAGCCAGGTCGGGCAGTTTGTGATTGACACCGCGGCCGAGCCGCCGCGCCTATTTCCGAATTCCGGGCAGTTCTGGCCGCCGGTGCTCTACGTGCCGAACGCAGTGGCGATCCATTTCGTCGCGGGATACGGAGATGACGCCTCGAAAGTTCCCGCAGTGGTGAAAGTCGCGATGCGGATTCTCATCAAGCTGTGGGACCGGGATGAAGGGGCAAAAGTTCCCGAGAGCGTCAAGATGCTGCTCTGGTCGACGCGCGTGCTCGATATGGCGCAGACGAGGGGATAAATGGCCGCCCAGGATCTCTGCCAGCTCGAAGACGTTAAGGCCTGGGTCTCGCTCCCTGATAGTGTGACCTCGAACGACGACATGCTCTCGCGCCTGATCACGGCGACGAGCTACGACTTCCTTCGGGAGATCAATCGGCCGGACTTCTACCCGGCCCAGGACTACACAGAAACAAGGGAAGGCGATGGCGGGGACTCGATCGTGTTGCGGCACTGGCCATTGAATTCCGTCGCTGACGTCCGGATCAACGATGTATCGCTGCCGCGCGATCCGACCTATTACATCGATCTGGATCTCGACCCGGAAAGACGCTGGGAATTGTACCTCAACTCTCCGACGAACCCGGTGTTTCCGGACGGGTCGAAGGTCGGGATCGATTACAACGCCGGCTATGAAACGGTTCCCGGCGACGCGGAACAGGCGGTCATCGACTGGGTTTCATATCGCTTCCGGGCCCGGCAGTGGATCGGGCAGACCGAGCAGGCGCAGTACCAGAACCTGACCACCCGCACGCCGGAAATCGAAATCCCCATGTCGGTCAAGCGCGTGATCGAGCGATACCGCAGATTCGATCCTCTGCAGACGCCTCCCGAACGCATTCCCGAATCGAACGCCAAGCTCTCGAAGCAAGTTATCTCGGTTAACCCGAAGGGCGGATGATCCTCCTCACGATCGACCAGGCGGCCATCGATGCCGTCACCGATCAGATCGACATGCTCAACGAGCGGATGCGGGTCGGGGTGCGCCTGGGAATGCGGGATGCCTTGCGCGGCCTGGCGCAAGCGGAATCCGAAGCCGCCGCGGTCCACCACCGGACCGGCCTGCTCGAAAAGATCCTCGGCAAGGGAACCAAGATCATCGAAACCGACGACGAGATCACCGGCGTTTACCGGCCTCGTTATTCCGGGAAGCAGGAGCACTACTGGATGGAGTTCGGAGCCCACGTCCCCGCAGTCACCGACCGATTAATGGATCTGCACCTCCAGGGCGAGGAAGCGTGGCGCACGGCTCACGAGGCCTTTGAAATTCCCGCGCATCCGTTCTTTTTCGATACCGCGGAGGCGTTCAAGGATCAGTTCATGGAGATGCTGACGGCGCGTGTCCAGGAGGCGCTACAGGCGTGAGTGTAGACCGGGAAGCGATCTACCTGGCGCTGTTCGGGCTGCTAAAGAGTAAGCTACTCGTGGCCAATGGCGGCCCGTTTGTCACGATCGGCCGCCGCCTGGTCTCGCCTCCGACCCTGACTGCCGACGAGCAACCGGCACTATTCATCAACGAGACCAAAGAAACCAAGACTTCTAAGCTGCAGGCATCGACCATTCCGGGGCGCGGTACCGGCGGCATTCTCACACTGAACAGCATCCTGCATCTGTACTGCTACCGGACGGACATCACGGAGCAGATCGGGCTAGAAACCGCACTGTCAGCGACGCAGCTCAACACGCTTCTCGCAGCTATTGATGACGCGCTGGAGCCGAAGTTTCCCGAAAAGAACAACGTGCAATCGCTGGGCGGCCTGGTCTACCACTGCAAAATCGACGGCTCGACCGCCATCATCGATCCCGGCATGCTCAACCAGCAGGCAGCGGCGCTCATCCCGCTCACGATTCTAGTTCCGCAAGAGTAACACCCCGGCGAGTTCCGAAAACGCCAATTTCCAAAACCACAAGGAGCACACAAGACTATGAACATCCAATTCGGTACCGGCGTCTTGTACGGCGTTCCGAACGCCGGCAATCTCGCCGCGAACCCCACGCCCTACAAGCTGGGCATCCTACAGGAGGTGTCGGTCGAGTTCAAGGCCGACCTGAAGAAGCTCTACGGGCAAAAGCAGATGACCGTGGCGCGCGCCCGCGGCAAGATCGACGTCACGGCGAAGGGCAAATTCGCCACGCTCGACCCGAATCTTCTCAACCAGCTCTATTTCGGGCAGTCGCAGGCCGCCGGCATGACCATCATGGCGTCGGACGAAACGGCAACCCTCGTCGGGACCAGCGTCACGGTAGCGAACGCCGCGACCGCCGTTACCGACTTCGGCGTGATCAATGCCGACACCGGCCAGCAGCTCACCCGCGTGACGGGGACGCCGGCGACGGGCGAGTACTCGATCGCCGATCCGTTCACGGGCGTCTACACCTTCGCCTCGGCCGACAGCGGGATGAACGTCTTCATCAGCTACACGTATACGGACGCGAGCCGCGGAACGACCATCACGCTGACTAACCAGCTCATGGGATATGCGCCGGAGTTCCGGAGTTTCCTGTTCAACCAGTTCCGCGGCCGGATCATGGGTCTCGAGCTGTTCAGTTGCACGATGGGTTCGATCACGATTCCAACAAAGCAGGAAGACTTCTGGATTTCCGACATCAACTTTGATGCCGGCGTGGATGCGTCCGACACACTGGGCAAGATCTACGCAGACCTTTCGTAAAGAATTTCTTCACTTCGAGGTCAGTCCTTTTCTCTCTCAGCTCGCGTTCGTTTGCGCCTGAACCGTAGACCGTTCCGAGCGCAAACGGCGGACCGTTTCACAGCAGCGTAGTACTGACCTCGAAGAAATCCCCGTCTTTTTTTGGCCCCGGCGTACCCGTGGCTGCAGCACCAAACCACAACCAAAGGAGAAACACATGGCAACAACCGGCTTTACGCACACGGTCGGGGTCACTTACAAGAATGACGCCGGCACGATCACCAGCACCACGGACAGCTACGTCGACGACGCAGAAATCAATGTGGACGAAGCTATCCTCAACGCCGCCGTCAACCAACAGATCAACGTGGCCTTGACAATCGCCAACCTCAAGAGCATGGTTCTGTTCTCCGACCAGAACCTGACGCTCAAGACCAACAATGCCTCGCCGGGCCAGGACGTAATCAATCTGGTGGCCGGGAAGCAGATCGTCTGGAACGTGGATCACATCGAAGCCAAGCCGTTCAGTGGGAACGTGACCGCGTTCTTCGTCACCAACTCCTCGGGCAAGACCGCGAATCTGAAGTTCCGCGCTCTCGTGCATCAGGCAGTCTAATAGCTCTTCGTCTTTTTGCTTCGGGGTTAGTTGGCGGAATCTGTCAGCGGTCCGCCGTTTGCGCTCGTAGTTTCCCACGAGCCCGATCAGGCGCAAACGGAGTCGGCTTCAGAGATCCCGCGTGCTCACCCCGAAGCAATTCTTGTTTTCAGAACGTCGCAGGAGATTCACCTTGGAAGAAAAAGCAAAGTTTGACGGCATATCCGTCTACATGGCCGGCAAAGACTGGACTATCCCACCGCTCTCGGTGCGCCAGTTCCGCACGCACTACCGGACGCTGCTCGACACCGACATCACCGCTGAGAACTTCGTCGAGAAGATCGGGTCACGGTTGCCCATTGTTTTACTCGCCATCCAGCGCAACTATCCCGACGTGACCGAGGAGCAGCTCGAAGACATGCTGGACGTCAACACCTTGCCCCTGGTCATCGGCGCCATCGCGCGCTCGAGCGGCATCCGTCCGGCAAAGCCGGGGGAATAACAGCCGGTAGCAGGGAGGTCGACTGGCAGTGGCTCTACGGAACGCTGGTCACTGCTACCGGGTGGACCCTCGAATACGTCGACGACATGTCGATGGACCGGGCGCTCGAGCTGCTCGAGTACTATGGCAAGCACCCGCCGGCGCACGTCGTCCTGGGCCTCGTCTACCTCAAGCAGCAGCCCGCTGCGTGGAAGCCGCTGTCTGAGTCCGAATCCCTGGCCCAGATGCGCCAGCTCGCCGGCGAGTTGAACCAGGGCACGGAAAAGCTTCCACCGCATCTCCGCGAAATGGCGAATTGGGCCGTTTCGCAGAGCGCAAAGATTTAACCTCGAAGAATTTCACTTTTGCCGCCGCCTGTCGTGAATCTCCAAAGTCAAACGGACCGAGACCCCGATGAGAATCAGTAATAACAACGTAAGGTGAACATAGTCGAATGGTCTCACTGACTCCATTATGCATCTGATGTCACGGTCAACGAGCGGTTTACCTGAGTCCTTCTGATGGCAAATGTTCTCGAAATCCTCGCAGCCGCGATCGGCTTCGACAAAGTACGGTCGGAGCTCGACGACACCGCCGCGAACACCAGGGCGGCCACTGCCGGCATGTCCGATTCGTTCCAGGGCCTGGCTGCGGAATCGGAAGCCGCCACACAGCGGATTAGCGGCGCGTTCGTGGCTTCTGCTGAAGCCACCGTGGCATTGAGCAGGGCAAAGGACCAGGTCCGACTTGCCTCACGGGAAGCCAAAACGGCGACCGATGATGAAGGCGCCGCCATCGCGAAGCTCGCATTGGCGCAGCAGCAGGCGACTACGGCTTCCGCGGAGATGGCGGCTGCGCAGAAGGCCGCCACGGAAGCCCTCCTCGGAACTGCGGCTACCGCAGACGCGGCCACAACCGCGGAAGTGGGCGCCTTTACCCGCGAGGCCCTGGGGGCGAAAGAGGCCTCCCTATCCATCCGCGAATCCATGGCCGAAATGAGCGCCTCGTTCGTGGAGGGGGCAGAAGCGGCAAACCTGGGTGGCGCCGGCATGGCAGCGGGATTTTCCGGTATCAGCAAGCTGCTGGGCGCCGGGATCGTGATCGGCTTCTTCACTCACTTCATCGATGAAATAGTGAAGGGCGAGGTGGAATTAGATCATCTCGCTGCGAAAACACGCCTGCCGATTGAAATATTGGCCGGGTTGCGCGCCGTTACGGAACAAACCGGGGCATCGTTTGAACCTTTTTCCCAGGGCCTTATAAAGATGGAAGCGTCGGTGCTGAAGGCCACGGATGGCAGTGCCGCAATGATTCTCGCGTTTAAGCGTCTCGGGGTCACGGTCGAGGATCTTCATTCTCTCAAGCCAGAAGAGATTTTCTTTAAGCTCGCGGCCGGCGTCAAGGAAAACGGTGATAGCTTCCAAGTGGCCGGTGCTGGTCGCGAGATCTTCGCGAAAGGATACGCCAATCTCGCGGCGGTGTTGGCTGATGCGGGAGGGAACCTTGAGGAACTCACACGCAAAGCGGCCGAACATTCCGGCGTTACGAAAAAGGCCAGCGAAGCCGCCGCAGAGTGGACGCGGGATATGGCATATCTGAAAGAGGCCCTGCGTTCCATCGCACTTGAAGCTCTGCCGGTTCTGATCACTTCGCTAAAAGCCGTGTGGCTAGGCTTCGAAGGCCTCGCGACAATCGGCACCACGGTTTTCGAGGCTCTAGGTACCGCAATAGCTTCCGTGCTCGTCGGGGTGAAGGACCTCGCGATTCTAGTGAAAGATGCTGTGACCGGTAACTGGTCGGCACTCACGGCAGATGCAGCGCGGGTGAAGACGAATCTCGTAAACGTCTTTAAGGACGGGGGCAAGGAAATTGCCGGCAATTGGAAGGCTCTATCCGGAGAATTCCACAGCCTTTTCGACAAACCTCCCGAGCTTCCGGAAGCGAAAAAGAAAGACTTCGGCGGCGACAAAGAAGGCAAAGACACCCGCCTCCGGGACTGGCAACAGGAGCTCCAGCAATTCCGCGACGCAGAGGACGGCTTCCACAACATCAGCAAAGCCGAAGAGGCCTCGTACTGGAGAGACAAGCTCGCCATCGCGAAGGATAGCGCCGAGCTGTACGCCCAGGTCTACCACCTGGCCCGCGACGCGGAGCGCCAGGCGCAGAAGCAATCCTTCACCGACGAAGCCAAAGGCGTCGAAGATAAGCTGAAAGCCGAGCGCGCCGGCTCACTCGAACGCGTCGTCATCCTGCAGGAGTTTCTGGCACACGCGAAAGCAATCGGGGCCGATCAGACCGAGGAGTACAAGCGCCTCCAGTCCCAGCTCGTCACCGTCACCCGCGAATTCCAGGAGCAACAGGCCAAGCTCGTAATCGCGAGCGAAGAGCAGAAAGTCGCTGCCACGCGCAAGGGTTCCGAAGAGCGCGTGAACGCCGAGCGCGACGTGCTGCTCGCCATGCAACGGCTCGGGCTACAGAACACCACCGAGTATCAGGGCCAGTTGAAAAAGATGATCGAGGCCACCCGCGAATGGCAGACCGAGCGCGGCAAGCTGGCCCAGATCGGCGCGGAGATCGAGAAGAGCGTCGAAGACCACAACTTCGCGGAACGCAAAAAGCAGATCGAGTTCCTGGCGCAAACAGGGCAGATTTCAAAGGCCGAAGAACTACGCCAGTTACAGGCGCTCGAAAACGAGAAATTTCAAATCGAGTACCAGGGAATGGTGCGCCGGATTCAACTGGCCAGCCTCGACCCGACCCAGAGTCCGGAGCAGGTCGCTCGGCTCACCCAGCAGCTTCTGAAGCTGGAGCAGACCCACGAGCTCGCCGTCACTCAGATGTACCAGCAGCAGATTGCCGAGCGGATTCAGGCCGCCAAGCAGTGGGCTACCTCGGTTACATCGTCGGTATTTCAGGGCTTCAACAGTTGGATCACGGGCCAGAAGAGCTTTGCCGCAGCGATGGCGGAATCGTGGCGAGGCATTCTGCTCGATACTCTACGCTCCATTGAGGCCATGGTGCAGAAGTGGATCGTCCAGCACCTGGTGATGGCGGCCATCCGCAAGATCTTCCACATCCAAAATGCGGCCGTCGATACAACGGCTGAAACGGTTCGAGCTACAAAACATACCGCCACGAACGCGGCGATCGTCACGTCCGACACCGCAATGGGAGCGGCGCAGGTTGCCGTAGCGACTGGCACACAAGCCGCTATAACAGCCGTGGATGTGGCCGCAAATGCTACGCGCGGTATCACGGATGCCGCGGAGAACGCCGGCGAGGTGACCGGCCAGGCCGGGGTTGCTGCAGCGCGCGCATACGCCGCGTACGCGGAATTCCCACCGTTAGCAGCAGCAATGGCGGCGGAGGCTTTCGCCTCTGTCATGTCCCTGCAGGCGGCGGCCGCGGCTCCGGCAATTGCGTCGGCCGCAGGAGGCATGGTGGCCGAGGATGAGCAGCTCGCCTTCGTCCACAAGAACGAAATGGTGCTCCCGGCATCGCTCTCGCGCGGCTTTCAGAACCTGCTCGGTGGTGTGGGAACGCCCGCGCTCGCTGGCGGAGGATCGAACAGCACGCACGTGAGCCTGCACATGAATGGCGGCCTGGTCGACAAGAAGTTCTGGGATGACCACCAGGGCCACATCGTGAGCACGCTGCAGAAAGCCGTACGCAAGGGCCGCCTCTAAAACTTCCTCCTCGTGTCCGACGATATCTACCCCTCCCTTATCGGGATCTCCTACCCGGTTGTCCGCTCCCCCCTGTTCTCGACGATCGTCCAGACGTCGCAGAGCGGCCGGGAAGTTCGCACCGCGAACTATCAGTTCCCGCTCTACAAGTGGGAGATCCCCTACGACTTCCTGTCCTGGATCGACGCGCGCTCCAGTTTGCAAACTTTGCTGGGTTTCTACAACGCGCACGGCGGCCAGTTCGACACCTTCCTGTTTCAAGATCCCTACGACGGCTCCGCGGTAGATACCGAAATCGGCATCGGCGACGGACTCGCCACGCAGTTTCAGATCGGGCGGACGCTGGGCGGATTCTTCGAACCTGTCTTTGACGTTCAAGCCATCACTAACATCAAAATCGATGGCGTAGTCACCACCGCTTATTCGATCGATCTGGCGGGGCTCATCACTTTCTCAGGTGCGCCGGGCAATGGCCTGGTCATCACCGCGACCTTCAGCTATTACTGGCGGGTCCGATTTGGCGAAGACTCCATCGACTTCGAAGAATTCAGTCAGAACTTCTTCGAAGTGAAGAAGGTCCTCCTCTACGGAGTCCGCTCAGGAGGAAGCCTGCCGATCGGCAACCCCCTAACGGCAAAGCTCGTCATCTGGGCAAGCCTCACCCCAAACAATCAGGACAACACCCTTCACGGTTCGCCAGACTGCTCGTGCACTGCAACCGGAGGCGCTAGCGCCAACACCAGCACGGGATTGATATCGGCCGACACTCCGCTTCCTTCGAATACCGACTTTTCGACCCTCGCGGTCACCTTCCAGTTGCTTTACTCCGGAGGCACCGTGCACGTGGGTGATCCGAATTCCGGATACATCCCGGAGACCTGGCACATTTTCGACGCGTACGTCGAAGCGCAGTACCTGAACGGCACGGTGAAACTCCGCCCGGCGCAGGTGAACCCCAACGACAACGGCTTTTCGAGCGGGCAGATTGAAAACGCCAGCGCCGCCAACGATGCCGACAGCTCTCCCCCGGTCACTGATGGCAAGGTGGAACGCTGGCATTTCTCGAACCTCAGCGTTCCCGCCCAGCTCACCCTCTCTAACTTCACCGTTCCCGTATGAAAACCGCCTCCGATGCCCTGAAAGCCTTCCTGCTCCAGTTCCGTACTGTGCGATCGAGTGCATTGGTGGAGGATCTCTACACCTTCCAATTGGTCACCGGGCAGGTCCTCCGTCTCACCAACTGGAGCGATGACATCGTTTACCTGGGAAACAAGTTCAGCGCAAAAGGCCCGCTGATCCAGCGGAGCAAGTACTCGTGCAAAGTCGGCCTCGAGGTGGCAGAGATGGATCTGGAGATGAAGATAGACCCTTCCCAGAGGCTCGGCACGACGCTGCCTTTCCTCACTGCGCTGCGCCAGGGTTACTTCGACCAGGCCGAGGTGAAACTCGAGCGGCTCTTCATGCCGTCTCCCGGTGACGTTTCACTCGGGACTGTAGTGCAGTTCATCGGGTTTGTGGCGGACATCGATCCGATTAACCGTTCTTCCGCGACGTTGAAGGTCCGGAGCCTAGTCGAGCTTCTCAACATCAACATCCCGCGTGCCACTTACTCGCCAGGCTGCCGTCACATTCTCTACGACGCCGGATGCACGTTGATCCGCTCCTCGTTTGAAGTCGCCGGCACCGTAGGTTCAGGTGCCGATACCCGCACCATTCCGACAAGCCTCACGAACCCCGGCCCTATCTCCCCACCCTCAGCTCCGACCCTGAGTTACACCACGCCCAGCTCGGGAGTCAACATCATCGCGACCACTTACTATGTCGTCGTGACTTATGTGAGTGCGCTCGGGGAAACGCTCTACTCCGCGGAAGCGAGCCTTGCAGTCCCGGCTAATTCTTTACTGCACGTGGCTTCTCCCGCGAGCGCAACCGGGGCAACCGGCTGGAACGTGTACGTCGGGATTTCACCGGGCGACGGACAACGCCAGAACGGCGATGTGATCGCCATTGGAACCGCGTGGGACGAAGTCGCGACCGGCATCACGCAAGGCGCGGTCCCGCCGTTCGTCGGAAGCGGCGGCTATTTCGACCAGGGCGTGATCACGTTTACCAGTGGAGCACTGAACGGAGTTTCCCGAAGGATCGACCAGTATTTCGCCGGCGGAACGCTCATCGTGGTGCCGAAGCTGCCTTCGGCGCCGGCGCCAGGCGACGCATTCATCGCAGTTCCGGGATGCGATAAGCAGCAGAACACCTGCCTGCACAAGTTCTCGAACCTGATTCACTTCGGCGGCTTCCCGTACGTTCCACAACCTGAGCAAGCCATTTGAGGTATCTCACCATGATTTTTAACAGTCTCGCTGAGCTTATCGCGTCTTACCTGGCGCCGAGCTTCAAGTCCATCTCATCCAGCCTGGCGGAAGTCGCCTCCGATGTCAGCACCATCAAGAATTTCATCGGAGCCGGCGACGTGGCTGTGCCTGGGCCGGCAGCGGCGGCGCGCATTTGGGTGGGCAACATTGCAGGTCAAATCATCACACTACAAGGAGAAACAATGCTTCTACTCACAGACACTCAGCAAGCCCCTCTGGCGGTCACATTCGCAGACGCCAAAGGCGCAGCCGTAACTCTTCCTAGCCCTCCGGTGTGGAGCGCTTCAGATCCCGCAGTGATCACCGTCACTGCCTCGGCCGATGGACTCACGGCCACTGTGGCGTCCGTGGCGCCCGGTACTGCACAGGTGAATGTCGTCGGCACGAACGCCGATGGCAAAACTGCGGCAGGCACGCTCGATGTGACGGTTTCCGCAGGTGACGCGGTATCGGCCAACATCAGCGCCGGTGCGCCGGTGGAGCAAGCGCCTCCCGCGGCTCCTGCACCCGCAGCGCCCGCAGCCTAAAGCGCAGCAATAACACGGGGCGGGGTGCGCAACCGCGCATCCCGCCTTTTTTGTAATGCCGCCCAAAGTAATCGGATCTTCTGTGGATGAATTCGCGGAACGCGTAACCGCAGTCCGGGAAGCTGAGTCGTGGCTCGGTACGCCGTTTCATGCGAACGCCGCGGTCAAGGGCGCGGGCGTCGACTGCGGAAGGTTTCTTGTCGAGGTGTACCGCGCGGCGGGGCTATCTGTTCCCGAAAAGCTGGAGCACTGGCCGATCGACTGGGCGCATCACTCGCAAGCGAAAGGTGAACCATACCTCACGATCGTGCGGAAGTTCGCGCTTGAAGTGGAGACTCCCGGGCCTGGCGACTTTGCGCTCTTCAAGATCGGCCGCGCGCACTCGCACTCCGCAATCGTGGTGAAGTGGCCGAACGTGATTCACGCGATGTGTCAGGGGAAAGTGGAACGCGCGGATGCGTCGAAGGCGCCGCTCAGTGGCAGAGCGGTGAAGTTCTTCAGCTTCTGGCCTGAATGAGTGTTTGCTGCCGCTCTGGCGCAGCCGCGCCATCGCTGGTTGAGAGCACTCCGTCTTCGATGAGCTTCACCCATTCCGCAATCTGTTGCCGACTCCAGCGGTGATGGTCATTGAGGTGCGGAATCATCTCAGAGCCGACGAGGATTTTGGGGCAGGCAGGGCAAACGTAAGTCGCCGAGATTATCCTCCACCATTCGGCAGGAACCTGGTAGGCGAGAGTACTGGTCGATGAACCCCTGGAATCGAGAGTTTGCGCGCCAGGAGAGAAACCGACGACCTGAATATTTCCGGCTTCGTAAGCAGCCCCCAAGGCGCAAGATGTCTTCTCGCCAAAGAGCCCGAAGAAACGCCGCGAATAGAAACTGCCCCTGGCCTGCGGTCTCAGGGTAGCGCCCAACATCATGGCCTCGCTTAGTTTCATAGGTCTGTACAGATTCTCAGTCCTGAGAATCGCAGCAACGCTGTCGTCTCGATCACGATAGCCGATCCCATCCCAGCCCGCAACAACTTTTTTTAGATGGCTCTCTTCGGCTCGCGCACCAACGCGCAACAGAACTCGAAGCTGCTCGGCTACCACGTCCAGAGCTCGCTCTACGGGAGCGTCATTCCCGTGGTGTACGGCACTGTTCGTCTGCCCGGCAACGTGATCTGGACCGGAGACTGGCAGGCGAAGAAAGTCGACGGCGGGAAAAAAGGCGGCGGAGGAAAGAAGGGCGGCGGCGGAACAAATCAGCAGTACGACTACAAAACCGCCATCATGATCGCGCTCTGCAAGGGGCCGATCACCGACATCCGCAACGTCTGGATCGACAAGACCAAGCTCACCATCGCCCGCACAACCGAAAACTTCACCGTCCCAGGCGGCGGCGGCAATTTCAATCCGACCCACCAGGCCCAGCTCGTCGGAGATCTCGGGACGGCATCCTCGGACGCGTACGATGTCACATCGAACGATTACGGCTCGCCCTCGCTTCTCAACCTCACCGGCAACCAGAATTCCCCGCTGAAGCGCGTCGCCTCTTCGCCAGGCGCCGGCGAGTACGTGCTCAACATGGACGGAAGCTACACCTTCGCCGCGGCCGACGCCGGCAAGCAGGTGCAGATTTCCTACACCTGGGCGCAACCGACCACAGCTACAGGCGGGAACCCGATCGCGGACCTGAACGTAACGCTGTTCACTGGCGAGCTCGGCCAGGCGGTCTGGGCTTATCTCACGAGCAACCATCCGGACCAGGCCATCGGCTACAGCGAAATCGCTTACATCGCCGATTCGCTGATGGAGCTCGGGACCAGTGGGACGGTTCCGAACCTGAGTTATGAGATCGGCGGACCTCTGCAGTTCGGCGGAGGAATCATCGATGCCGAACCCTCCAAGATCATCGAAGACTTTCTGATCAACCAGGTGCTTTTCCCGCCTGAAAACCTCGGGGATCTGACCGAGCTCTCGAACTATTGCAAAGCCAACAGCCTGTTCATCTCGCTGGCTCTCGATACCCAGCGGACCGGGATCGACTGGATGAACGATCTGCTGACCATCGCGAATTCCAACTGCTTCTTCAGTGAAGGGTTCCTCAAGTTCAAGTCCTATGGCGACACGACCGCGGTGGGCAACGGCGCGACCTTCACGCCTTCCACCCAGCCGATCTATGACCTGGACGACGACGATTTCATCCGGCAGGACACCGGGCCGCTTGTAGTGGTCAGACCCACGGTCCGGGACGCGTACAACCAGGAAATCGTCGAGTGGCTGAACCGGAACAACGGCTACCAGGCGGAAACCCTCGCGCAATCCGAGGACTGGGCGGTCGAGCAGTTTGGCCTGCGGCCGGATAACGTGATGAGCCTGCACGGCATCACCACGCACGCGGTAGTGGCCAAAGTTGTAGACACCGTGCTCAAGCGCTCGGTCAACGTCCGCAACACCTACAGCTTCAAGCTCGGCTGGCAATTCTGCCTGTTGGAGCCCATGGATCTGGTCACGCTCACGGAAAAGTACCAGGGACTCGTCAAAGAGCCGGTCCGCATCACCTCGATCGAAGAAGACGATAACGGGGAGCTCACCATCGAAGCCGAAGAGTTTCCGTGGTCGGTTGCCGCTCCGACGCTCTATCCGCGGCAGACGACGCAGGCCCTTGGGCCTCCGTATCTGGCGGATCCGGGCGACACCTACGCGCCGATGTTTCTCGAAGCTCCGCTGGGGATGACCAGGGGCCAGGGATACGAGCTCCTGATCGGATTATCTGGGGCGTTGCAGTGGGGCGGCTGCCGGGTTCATCGCTCGATCGATGACGTGACGTATTCCGAGATCGGGCTGCAGCAGGGGCCGAGCACCATGGGCTTCCTGACGGCGGGACTGCCCTATGCCGCGGATCCCGACAACTCGGGCACGCTTTCAGTCGATCTCACCATCTCAAACGGGAAGCTGCCCTCCTACACCCAGGAGCAGGCCGACGCTCTGGTTTCGCTCGTCATGGTGGGGAACGAAATCATCGCCTACAAAACCGCGACCCTCACCGCAACTGACAAGTACGACATCACCTACCTGCGAAGGGGCTGCTTCGGAACTCCGATCACCGAGCACTACACCGGCGAGCCGTTCCTGGTTTTGGACACGAGCTGCTTCGTGTGGAAGTACAAAGACGCGGACATCGACCAGGTCCACTATTTCAAGTTCACCTCGTTCAACAAATCGGGTCAGATGGAGCAGCCGATCGCCAACGTGACAGCGCAGAAGTACTTCATCCTGACGCCGCGAACGCCGTTTGCCTGGAGAGCCAATGCGGAAACGCCAGTCGCCGGCGATGCGATCTTTGATCCGACCGAGCTGACCTTTGCCGTCAATCCCGCCTATGCCACCGCGGCGGACGGGACGCCGATCCCCGAGCTGCAGGTCCTGGGGGATTTGCCGGTCAACGTACTTTCCACAGTTGCGGAGCCGCCGATCGTTTCTCCCGTAGGGGCCACAGCCTCAACGGGGGGAAGCGTCAATGGCGGAACGACCTGGTATCTGGCGATCGCAGCAACCGACTCAGGTGGAAAACTCTCGTTTCTTTCGGAAATCATCAAGGTCATTGTCCCGGTCGGAACCAACACCAACACCATCGGGACCGGAGCGATCATCGCGTGGCAGCCTTCGACCTCGGGTTACGTCCTGTATGCCGGATCCGACCCACACGCGCTGTGCCGGCAGACGGACGGCAGTGGAACCCCGGCGAACATAGATATCACCTCCATCAACGTCGCGACGGACGGCCCGCCGGACCAACTCTTCGACCACCTGGTTTACAAAGTCAAACGCGCGATTCACACCGGCTGCTTCGGCCAGGGAGCTAATGCCGTCGCCACCGACACCCTGACCTTCGCCGGCGAGACGTTCGGAGGCAATCAATTCGCCGGTTACGTGCTGAGCCTGGTCGCGCGGAAGCTCGGGGACCTTTCGGCAATTCCGGTGATGGACTTCCTGGTCTCTGCCAATACCGCGACCGACTTCACAGTAACGCCCGACCCGGTTGCTGCCGGCGTCCAGGTGGGCGACGTGTTCATCATGCGGAGCTACGGAAACATCCACTCCGCAACCACCATCGGCGACGCAAACTATGTGAACTCGACCGCGCCTTCCGGATTAGCGACCGACGCCGAGAAGGGCAACATCGTGATGATCGTCCGGGGAACCGGCGCCGGCCAGCAGCGCACCGTGGTCTCGAACACCGGAACGACGCTGACGGTCACGCCGGCCTGGGATGTGGAGCCGGACTCGACGAGCCAGTTCTTTGTGGTGGAACCCGCCTGGCCCTCGATCGTCGAAGGAAACAAGGTCCACGCGTTCGATCCGGTCCCGAGTCCAGCGCCTCCCGTGCAGGTGTTGAACGTCCTGAACTGGAGCCGGCTCACCCTGCTGCTGCTCATCACCACGGCGGACGCGGACGGCAAGGAATGTCCCGAACTATTTGCGCAGTTCCGGGATATCTACGTTTGGGGCGCCCAGGGAACGCGGAAGATCACCGCGGACGATACCGAGCTCATCACCGATGGGCTGGTGCTGGTGGACGCTACGGCCGGGAACGTCATTTACACACTGCTTCCTACGGGATCAGTCCCGAACCAGCGGCTCATTGTCCAGAAGATCGATTCGACCTCCCACACGGTGACGATTCAACCCCACTCCGGAGACACCATCGGCGGCGCGAGTTTCATCGTTCTAACCGACCAGTGGGAGACGTGGGAGATCAAGGCGAATGGGTAAGTGGACCGCCATCGCGAGTACCCCGAAGTTTGCCGATGGTGAAACCCCGTCCGGAACGGCCGATGGCTCGAACGTCACATTTACCCTGGCCCACACCCCGGCTCCTGCGACCAGCCTGCAGCTCTTCGTTAACGGAGACTTTCAGGTGCCTACCGTGAATTACACGATTTCCGGCGCCACCGTTACCTTCACCAACGCGCCCGCCAGCGGCGATGTGATCACGGCTTTCTACCGGTACTGACACATGAGACTAAAGCTCGCAGTTGTCTCGATACTGTTTGCCATCGCGGCACGATCCCAGAGTCCATTGCAGCAGCCGAACCGTATTGCGGTGGCCAACTCCAGCTCGACCGGCACGACCCTCAATAAGTTCGCGAAACTGACCGGGGCGCCGTCGAAGGCAGTCATTACAGCGACAACCGACACCGGCGGGGCGCTGGGGATTGTGGTGGCCGGGGCGGGAACCTCAGGGACCGCGACGATTCAGTTGTCCGGGATTCTCAATTGCGTCTTTGACGGCGCCACGACTGCGGGAGACTACGTTCAGCTTTCCTCTACGACGGCCGGCGATTGTCACGATAGCGGAAGCACATATCCCACGTCAGGCCAGGTTCTCGGTCGCGTGCTCACAACGAACGGCGGCGCGGGAACGTATCAGATCGATTTGTTTCCGGCCGAGATCAAAGCCAGCAGCGGCGGCGGCTTCGCTGGCGTCAACGCGCAGACCGCGAGCTACCTGCTCATTTCTGGCGACAACAGCAAGCTCGTGACGATGAATTGCTCCTCGTGCACGGCAACCCTGCCCGCCGCGCCGCCGAGCAGTACCTGGTCCGCCATCATCGAGAACCTGAACGCGAGCGCACTGACGATCTCGCGCAACAGCCTCACGATCAATGGTGGCACGTCGAACATCACCGTCCAGCAGTACCAAACGGTGTCCGTTTGGACGGATGGCACGAACTATTTGTCCACCGTCCCGGATGTCGCGGGGACCGACATCACGCTCACGCAGGGGCCGAATGGCCAGACTATCGGTTTGACCTCAGCGAGCACGACACCCAACGGCCAGACCTGCACTCTCGGTTCCACCTGCAACGTAAACAATGGAGCGGCCACGCACTCGGTCGCGATCAACGAAGGCGCTGGAGCCGCCATCGGTGCTGTCGCTCTCGGCGCTCATCAGACGCTCATCGGCGCATCCAGCGCTGACCCTTCAGCCAAGACTGTCCCGGATTGCACCGACTCGGCTGGTAATCACCTGAATTTCACGCAATCGACAGATGCGTGGAGCTGTGGCACGAGCGCGCCTGCCCAGCTTCACGTCATCAACTTTGGCGTGGACGGCGGCGGCGCGGTAATCCCGACCGGCGATATCGGCTTCTATCCTACGGTGGCATTTGCCTGCACCATCACGCGGATTGATATTGCAGCGGATCAGTCCGGGTCAGTCACGGTGGACGTTTGGAAAGCAGCCGGGGCGATCCCCACCAGTTCAAACAAGATATCAGCCTCCGCGCCCTTGACGCTCTCCTCTGCTCAGATTGCCCAGAACGGTTCGCGCTCGGGTTGGAGCACTTCCGTATCGAGCGGCGACGTGTTTGGATTCAGTGTGGCCACGGCCACGACGGTGACGAAGATCATGGGCCAGGTTTGGTGTCAGTGAGATTTAGGCAAAATCTCGAATGATGGGCCAGTTGCGCGGATGCAATATTTTGACGGATCTAATCTGAGATCGCGCAACATGTCCTCTTTCATTGCCTCAAGCTCCCGTTCTTTCCGGGCAGCTTTCGTCTGAGTTTCCCTCTGCAGTTGCCCTATGTAGTACTGCACTTCGTTGGATTTGTCCTCGAGGACGCGCTGCTGCTTTTCATTTAGCTTGGGCGCGCCCACCAGCCCACAAGAGCAGAGAAGCATCAGGCCGAGCAGTAGTTTTCGCATTTTGGCTCCCCACGACAACTGAAAGTCCCGAGCAATTCAATCATGTTCAGACAGTCACGACGAACGATTATATTCATCGCGCTTTCATTAGTTCTAGCACACGCGGCCTTTGCTTCCTACAGCAACGTCCGCTCCATCACGATCGACCACACGAAAGTTCCGAACACGGATCAGGCCTACTTCCCCGTTCTCATCTCCGGCACCTACACCTATCTCGAAACCGTCGCGAACGGCGGCGCCATCCAGCACACCGACGGCAGTGGCAACGCCACGGACCTGATTTTCACTTCGGATTCGACCTGCAATATCCTGCTGCCGTTCGAGATCGAATCCTACAGCGCGTCGACGGGAGTCATCAACTACTGGGTTCGGATACCGACGGTCTCGCACACCTCAGACACCGTTTTTTATATGTGCTACGGCAATGCCGCCGTGACGGCCACGCAAGCGCAGCCGCGCGCCGTGTGGGCGAATGGATTCACCTCCGTTCAGCACATGAACGGATCGAGCGCCGATAGTTTGGGCGATCACAGCGGGACGGATACGACGATCACCTACAGCACCGGAAACGGCCAGATTGGACAAGGCGGCGGGTTCAACGGCACGACGAGCAAATACGTGCAGACGGCGGCCCGTCCCCCCACGCGCGCCACGTCAAATCTGACCATGTCGGCCTGGATCAAATGGACTGGCGGTACGACGGAATCCATCCCTGTTGCCAACGGTGACGGGGCATCGGATTACAAGTTTCTGATGGGCGGCAGTGGCGGGTTCGGCTGCGCCTTGACTAGCGGCAGCATTTATCTTTCTACGAGCGCCGGCTGCAACCTGGCCGGCGGCGGGTTCGCGCTAACGAACGGGACCTATACGCATGTTTCAGCTACGCGAGACGGCAGCACCTGGACAATCTACAAAAACGGGGTTTCGCAGCATTCCGCAGCTAACACAGCTCCAACCCCGAACCGCGCCGCCTCCCTCGGGGAGATGTCTTCACAGGATTTTTTCGGTGGCGCACTCGACGAGATCCGCTATTCATCGGTCAAGCGCTCGGCGGATTGGTTGGTCACTGAATTCAACAGCCAGAACAGCCCCAGCACGTTCTACACGGTGGGCAGCGCCAGCACACCAACGCCAACAACGTTTATCTATCGACGCAGCGTGACGATCGACGGCAGCCAAGTCCCATCGACGCAGACGAATTTCCCGGTGCTGTTTGCGGGAACGTACTCCTATCTCAAGACCGTAGCAAACGGCGGGCTTGTTCAGAATTCCAGCGGATACGATCTCGTATTCGCGTCAGACTCAACCTGCTCGAACGGTTTCCTGGCATTCGAAATTGAGACCTACGACGCCACAACCGGGACCATCAACGCCTGGATCAACGTCCCGATCCTCAACGGAGGTGCCGGCACAACCTACTGGCTCTGTTACGGCAACAGTTCGATTTCAACTTCTCAGGAAAATGCCGGCCTTACCTGGAACTCGCACTATCAAGGCGTCTGGCACCTGAAGGATGGGACGACGCTGAGCCTGGCCGATTCGACCATCCACGGCAACACAGCCACGAATCACAGCACAACGGCGACGACGGGCGAAGTGGATGGCGGTCTCGCCGCCGTGGCTGCGTCTACCGAATACCTGGATTTTGGAAGCGATCCCAGTATCGATCGAGCCAGTCCTGTGTCGATAGAGGCGTGGGCGAAGTTCACGGGAACCTTCACGAATGGCGTGTCACCACGAGTCTTGGCAAGTATGAATGCCGCCGGGACGCAGGGCCAGGATTTCTATCTGAGTGCAAATGACGCTTCGCCCGCGAACACATTCACATGCCGCGGCGCGAACGGTGGGCTAATCACGGTTGCCGGAAATTCAAGCGCGAGCACCAACACCTGGTATCACATCGTGTGCACTTACTGGGACGATGCCAACGGCTTTCAGGTCTACGTGAATGGCTCCGGCACCACAGCCGGACCCACGGGGCCATATGCAAACGACGGGTCCACCAACGTCAACCTCGGGCGTTTCACGGCGACCCCGACCGGCACTTATTGGACCGGCAGTATTGACGAAGTGCGTATTGCGGACACACCCTGGTCGGCAGATTGGGTGAAGGCTGAATACAACATCATTTCCAGTTTTTCAACGTGTTGCACTGTCGGGAGCGCGAGCACGGGCGTGCATGGGTTCGCCTCGGTGCAATAAACGAAGACAATTGAATTAGCTCGCCTTCTTCTTCGCCCACCGCGCCTCGCATTTAATCCTCACCTGCCAGAGCCCGAACCCGTTTGCTTCACCACGACCCGGCGTCCTTCCATTTCCACTATTAGCGGCCCTGGTTCGACCGGCAGGCCGTCGCAGATATCGTCCAGGATCGCGTCCCTGATCACCTGATACGTTTCGAGCGCAGATTCCAACGTCCGTATCGCATTGAAGTAAGCCGCCAGTTTCCTCTGTGAAATCCTGCGGGCCGGAAAGTGGATCACGTTGCGCCGCGACATAGGTTCGCCGACAACAGGCAACGATTGTAGAGTGATTCATCTTTCTTTCACCATCGGGTGAACCCCTGCCGGTTTCTTGTTCCGGCGAAGTTCCGCTTTTGCCAGTCTCACGGATGCGGGCTCGGGATCGACGAGCACCTCAGGCTTCCTCTTCGCCCACCGCGCCTCCACGGCCTTCTTCGCAATTTCGCGGCGCTGCTTGGCAGTCATGGTTTGCATTCGCGCTTTGCCGGCCTTGCTGGCGATAGCGCTGCGCTCCTCGGCTGAAAGAATCTCCGCACGCACCCGCCCGCCCTTCGCTGCACCCAACCTGCCCAGATCTACCGCCGCAGCGTTTTTCCCCTTCGTAGTACTCACCTTACCAGTGTACCAGCATTCCCGCGCAAGATAGTACTAGAGCGCTAACTTTTTACCTATACGAACATGCGCGGGCATGTTAGTATCCCTCTGCGAAGATGGCCTCCCCCGCACACCGTCGCGAGGAACTGGAAGCACACCTCACGGCGAAACCTCCGGAGGCGCGCGCGATCGCGCCGGAGGGGACGGTCCGGCTTCCACATTCCGGCCGGCGCGGGGCGTTGACCTGGCTGAAGCTCGTCGAATCCGTGGATCTCTCGAAGCCGGCTGGCTTCGCCTTTGAGGGTCGCGTTCTGCGACCGGGCGGCGAGCTGGCGATCGCCGAGATCCCGGCCGCGGCAGTGCTGCTCGAATGCGCGGGAATTCAGGGCGGCCGCGGACACAATCGCGGTGAGTGTCTCTACATCCTGTGGCGCTGGGATAGGGGGGACTGGCGCGAAGCGGCGCGCGCTCAGTCTGTGGGGGCTGAATGGGTCCAGGACCTGGCGCCGATCGCACAGCGGCTGCTTTCCGTGCGAAAGGGCATGGCTCTAGCGGTGGATGCGGAGACGGTGGCGATGCGGGTGATCGAGGTGCTCGAGTCTGGACTGAAGCAGTTAACGGAGAAGGGGAAGGGAGAAGCTCTAGGAATTATTCATGATCAAATTCTGGGAAGGCTTTCACGGTTTTGATTTCTTCGGGGAGGGGTGGGTGTCGCTCAGCGAGGGTTCGCCGTTTGCGCCTGGACGGTTAACCGTCTTCATTCAATTCCAGGGCCGCCAGTGCAGCACTTACCCGTTGCCGCATCTCAGCCTGGATACGACGACGATTCATCCAGTCATCCGAATCGGAAAGGACTCCCGTCACGGCCAGGACTCCCTTGATCATGCGGATAGCGTTCAGGATCGATTCGGCGTCGTCGTCCCGGATGTCTGCCGTGAAGACAACAGTGGCGCCCTTCAATCGGTCAGTCATCTCAGTTGCGCTGCCTTCGCTCGCGGCGAATCTGGCGGGATCAGCTCCATCGAGCCGCACGAGGGGCAAACAGCTTCACCGTGGCGCCACAGTGTGTAGATCAGGCCGGGGAGCAGGAACATGAACCACAGCGCGATCTCGACCAGCGTGCTGCCCGTGGTCTCGACATCCGGAACGGCTACGGTTCCACAGCGGACGCAGTAGCGTGGCGTCATGACTTGGCCTTCTTCTTTTTCTTGCGCGCGGCGTTGAGCTTCGCCATGCTGCGCTGCTTCTGCTCTTCCGTCATCCCGTCCCAGCGCTTGTGAGCCGCCTGGCTCATCAATTCCCGCCGTTCTTCCTTGGACAGCCCAGCCCAGCGTTTTCGGCCCAGCTCCGCAGCAGCTTTGCTACTCACGCCCGATACTTTACCACAACCTGCGAGCGCTCGCATGGAAACCATTGAAACGCAAAGCCAAATAGTTCTCGATTTCTCTTGTCGTGCTAGCGCTACTATGATAATATGATCCTGTCATTGAAAACGCCGAGCGGGCGGAAAACGCTGGGAAGGGATCACATGGAAGTGCTGAGATTTCAGACTAACGTACCGGAGGAAGTTGCTCTCAAGTTTGGCGATGGCAAGGGAGTCGCCGGGAAGTACGGCGACCAGGTGCTCTTTACCCTGACCGATGGGCGGCTGATGTATCTCCCGCCCGCAGTCGCGGAGCGGATCAGAGAGCTGGGGATCGTCAGGGGCGAAGTGTTTCAGGTTGTAAAACGGGAAGTCTCCAAGGACGGAAAACGGTTCCTGGAATGGGAAGTAACCCGGCTATCCCGGCCGGGCGACGAGCCGGAGAGCCTCACCTCCCCGGCCCGCCAGATCCAAATTGCCCAGCCGGCTGCTCAATTACCTACCTCGAATGGTACCAAGCTCGCCGTGATCAACGGCAACGCCCAGGGCAAAGCCGAAGAAGCCGCACTCTCCTCGAAGATGGCCTCGGCCACGCAATTAACAGACGCGCTCAAGACCGCCGTTGCGGCCGCTGCCGCCGCTGAAGAGTTCGGCAAGGCGATCAATTACTCGGTGCGGTTCGATGGCGGCCACATCTACGCGATGGCCTGCACGGTTTTGATCGGTAAACAGCGCGAGCAGAATGCGGGGTACCGATGAGCTGGAACGATTTCGACTACCGTGACACCGCCGAATACCGGCAGATGAGCGACGACTACGCAGAGCGGGCCGAGGAGGCCCGCTGGCGCCGCGAGATGGCGGGCCCGGTGTGGTACTCGCCGACGTCCGAACCCGGAGCGTACTACAGCCCGGTATATGACTCTGAAGGTACAGCCCAAACTTCCCGCAAGCCCCCAACCAGCGAGGGCGCGGCCGCGACCGAGCGGCAGCAAAACATCCAACTGACTTTGAATTTTGACGAGCGTGCAGCATGAGACTGCGCAAGCTCACCTTCGCCCTTATCCTACTTCTCGCGCTCTGGAGGATTCTGTCATGAGCTGGTGGTTAGTCCGACGAAGCCGCGGCAAGAACATTCTCCCGCTCTACTTCGAATGCGACGGGCGCGAGGCGCAGGCCAACATCATCGGCGGGATCGGCCTCAGTTTGAAGTCTGGCTACTCCGTCCTGCCGGTGAATCCGCCGCCGGCGAACCTGCAGCTCTGCCGCGAGGCCCGCGGCCACAAATTCTACTGGGAGTTGCCAAAGCTATGAAGCCCGCACGCTCCCCCGAGTACCTCGCCTGGATACGGACCCTGCCCTGCGTCGTCTGCTCAGTCACCTATGGCATCGAAGCCGCGCACACGGGGCCGCACGGTCTCGGCCAGCGCTCGTCTGATTTGTCGTGCATCCCGCTCTGCCGGCGCCATCACCGGACCGGCAACGACAGCTATCACCGGCTCGGCCGGAACTTCGGCGCGCATCACTCGCTCGATATCCCGGCCATCGTGAAGCGGCTGAACGCGCGGCCTCTGGTGCGCGTGCGCGACGGGCAGTTCATCGCTTCCATCGACGGGGAGCATTACTTTCTCGGCCGCGCCGTCGACGGGCTGATGCCGGCGCTCGCCACGCTCAGGAAGCTGTGGTGGAGGTGTAGGTTGGAGATTCCGAAAGAGTCTGCTTTTAGAAGGAGGATTGCGTGATGGCTTCGGGGAGAAGTGGTTGTCGCACGTTAGCGGTACGCCGTTTGCGCCTGGAGGTTTTATGAGTCTGCCGACCGACGAAGAATTGCGTGACGTGGCGCGGAGCATGGATACATTGCCCCTGGCGCTCCGTATCGATGAATTGTTTCGACTTCGCGCGCGGACGCTGCGCTGGGCGGCTACTATACCCTGCGGCGTCTGCTCTGTAAGCCCAAGCCGACCGCACGGGGAATGTACCCACGCTGGACGATTACGCGCTGCCGCAGAGTTGGTGACTCCACAGGCGCAAACGGCGGACCGCCCACAGCAGCATCCCACGGACCCTGAAGAGAAAGGACTTTCAAAGTGAAATCCCTTATCACCTGGTACTACTTAAACCACTGGCGCGTACAATTGACCGTGGTGCTTCTCATCATCGCCGCCGCCTCGATCCCGGATGCGCTCGGCGCCGCGCGGGCGATCCACGCGCTTGAGCTGCTGGTCGGGAGGATGCCATGAGCAACTGGACGCCGGGGCCGTGGGAGTTCGACGGCTGCACGGAGAACGGCAAACCGAGTACTGGTGAAAATCGGCGCTATCACCAGATCGACGCGCGCACGACGCTGACTCCCGGGTCCCCTCATACCGTCTGCGACACGTCAAATCGTCATCACTACATCTCCCCTGATGAAGATGCGGCCAATGCGCGCCTAATCGCCGCAGCGCCGGAACTGTACGAGGCATTGGAGGGTATTCTAAAACTTGTCGACGAAGGTCAACTCGTCCGCGACACCAGCAATGATCCAAATCCCGATTGGGCGATGCGGCAGATACCGTTTGTAAGCGCCTTTAGCAAGGCCCACCAGGCACTCACTAAAGCCCGAGGTGGCGCATGAGCGTGCTGACCGAAGTCGTGCGCGTGAGGATGTCCGCCGAGGAGCTGCGACAGCTCAGAGCGTTGGCCGGACGCAACAACCGGACCATCTCGAACCAGGCCCGCGCGGCAATTCTCGAATCCTTCAAACGCCAGGACCGCGCCAGGCGAGACGGCCAGGACGTCATGGCCGGACTCGAACGGGCGAATGCGTCACAGATAGAATCTGTGGTCGATGCCGCTCCGCGGGTCGAAGCGGAGCTGGTTGAGAGTAGATAAACGGGATGCTGCGAAATATCCAGGTCCGATGCTTAAACTCCGAGGAGAAGGTGACCACTCCTTTGTGCCAATGGCCACTAACCGACAAGCAGCGTGACCACTTGAATGAACTCGGTTGGGGTTACGTTCCGCGCGACTGCGACGGCCGCTCAGAGTATCTCTTCTCTGCCGAATACTGGATACGTGGCGGAATCAGGAGCGTCCATCAGCATATTGTGTGTGCCGACCATGCTGCCGCTTTCGCCCGTAACACTGGGGTTTCCCTGCCCACAACCAGCGAGGCAGCGGAGCGGCCGAGCGGCGCAGGTTCACCACAAAAAAGCGAAGGCGTGTGAAGTGATCGACCACGACCACGAACCGCGCCACGTCTACCGCAGCTCGCCGCTGTTTGAGCGCCGCGGCGATCGCTTCGTCGCGCGCGGCATCCGGCAGGATTCACCGTACGAGCGCATCTTCAGATTGAAGCTATGGCTCGCGGGGAGCTTGCTTGCGAACGTGGCGCTCGCGCTGGTCCTGTACTTACGCTGACGCGCTGGCGGCTTTAGTTCCGGGCACCACGTCGTCTTCGTTCGATCCGTGCATGAGCCGTTCGGTCTTGAACGTGAGCCGGTACCCGGCGCGCTCCAGACATTCCTGGATATAGTCCCACTGATCGGAACGGAGAATGACCTGGCTGCCGTTCAGTTTTCCGATGTGGATGGTTTCCGGATCGGATTGTGTTGAGACGCTGTGTCGCTGCGAAGTTTTGGTGGGTGTTCCTCTGGGCATTTTGGTGGTTCTCTCCTTTGGGGCTATGGTAGCGCGGTTTCTACTTC